AAAGTCTTAACTGGTCAACAAATTCCACTTATGCCTATATCTCATACAGAGCTCACGGATCTTTTCAGATCTAGTGATAGAATCTTTATTATAGTAAGAGTAACTTCTCTTCCGTAACAGGTTCCTATTCTTATATGTTAAAACATATCCGAGATAGAAAGTATTAGCACGAATTTCAGATACAACTTCCCAAATCGATTTTTTCTTTTTCTTGGCAGATTTAATCTTACCACGAAAAAGCTCTTCTATCTTGAATTGATAGTTGAGTCGTTTGAGAAATGGATCATCAGTTTGGACTAAGGTCTGTTGGGTAGATAGTAATCTTTCTACATCAATGACTCTTTCCGCATGGGATTTAACCTCGTTTGGTATTTTCACCACACTTGGTGGAGCACCTTTAATCACTATATGTGATTGAAGTGCGACCATTGTTCTTAAAGTACGAATACTAAAGAACCGTGTAAGTTTATTATATCCAGGTAAAGTCATGTCATACTGTAATAACAAATTACATATAATGACAGGATCTTTACGGCAGATTGAAGAATAAAAAGCGTTCCAAGAAGGAACACTTCTCATCTTACCCTCTACCACAATTCTTCTACAAAATTCAAAGGTATTAAAACCTGTGATATTTTTAGAATAGTTAATTGGTATAGACAAAGATTCAACCAACTTACAATACTGCTTGGCAACATCGTCGTTACCAATAACAATATCATCACCTACTACAGCATATGGTATGTCACTCTTTCCACAGAGAGACATTGCTAAATGACATAGGAAGTGATTTGTTATTGCTAGTAATGGAAATGACGCATAAGCACCCATAGGTTGACCAGTACCATAGAAATATTCTTTACCATTAGGACCTGTAAAGGGCCTATCGATAAGAATTTTCTTAATACTGTCAATTATGGTAAGGTAATCTGAATCGATGAGATCAGCCTTCTTGCTATTGCGAAGTATCCTATATAAGATTAATAAGGATAAGTCAATTGGAATTTTATCAGTTGCTGATTTAAGATCAACAGATGTAAAATTACAATTATGACTCATTAAGTATCTTACGCCATCCATCTGGTTATGAGTAAAGTCATTAGGATTTCTCCTAAGAACATTATCTAACATATGATGGATTGGTCTTAAAGCTATTTGAGAATATGAATCAAAGATAGCTATGACCCTCGTCTTACAAGACCTGTCTTGTAAAGCAAATAGTTTTGAAACTACTAGCTTAACATCAGAATTTTGTGAAACGGTGGGGTCATAGTTCTCTTGGAGATCATATGCCCAATAACTAGATAAGGTCTTAATGGCACTCCAAAGTAGTGGAAACTGCTTTAGTGCGCAATAATCTTTATATTGTGAATTGATAGCCATGCCATTAGCCCCTCCAGATAGTGATATCCGAAGTGGGAATTGCATACCACCAGTTCTATCATTAGAATCAACAGTAGGATCGTTAGCTAAATTACCGAGTTTTGGAAACTCTGTATGAAAGCCACCGATCTTAACTTTGTATTCACCTAATAGAAAACGTGGGAACCAAAATGCTTTATTACCTAGAACTTTACAGATCTGGGCTTTATAATCATTAAGGAACGTATCAATACCAGGATGCTTTTCCTCGATACTCTTTGTATCAAATTCAGGTTTGATATACATATTTCTATGTATACTCATCAGAATTGCTGTACATTCCCTAGTAACACCAGGGCCTGTAAAGTATTTTAATGAGAACCATGTGGTTTTCCCTGTTAAGA